GGACGGCTCAGCCGGTGGAGCCGCGTTCACTACTTACTTGTATCGCGCTTTGTCGCGACGCTTGTGGTATCACGTGAACCGGTTCCCACTAGCTGACGCGGAGGAACCTGACCTGAGTGTGTTTCCAAGCCAACGGCATGAGTGGAATCCGAACTGGACTGTCCACTTCCAGTCGTGGGTTCTGTCCCTGTCAAGTGAGGCAAGGTTCGTACTCTCGTTGATACTGTCCGCACCTACAGAAGCGTTCGGCGTCATGGCGCGGTCTCCTCGTGCTGTGCGCGGTGCGCTGAGCCGGTTCCTGCGACTGGAGCGAGGCTGGACGAAGCGCCGCATTACAGCAGTGTACAGTGAAATACGAAGTTCAATACGCGAGGAATTGTGAGGAGGCACACAGTGGCTGAAGAGAAAGTGTTAGTGATACTGGTACGGATACGCGGTCGCCCGATGATCCGGCTACGGTTTGATCCACGGTGCGGCCGCGTTCGCTTCGCTGTCAAGAGACTGTACGGCGCTTACCAGCGAGACGTGAATGGTACGCGGGTGTGGCACGCAGCGTTCTGTGAAGCGAACGTGAACACCATCGATGCGTGGCCCTTCCAGAAGCGCACAGGACGCGTCTACAAGTGTAAGGCGCGGCGGTTCCTAGGCCAAGGGAATGCGACTCCGCCACGGATACGTGAGCGTCCGGCAATTGTCCCTACAAAACGGGTGACCGGGTTGCGATTGCGACTGAGGCGCTACCAGCGTGTCGGCGTAGCTTTTCTGAAGGCAACCGGCGGTCGCTGTCTGCTAGCTGATGACATGGGGCTCGGGAAGACGCCACAGGTTCTGGCATGGATTCAACTGACCAAGCCGACGGAGCCTGTGGTGGTGGTGTGTCCGGCTACGGTCAAGATCCATTGGTCGCGGGAAGTGGTCAAGTGGACAACCGGCTACAGACCGCACGTAATCAACGGTGTGGTTCCGCCGAAGGAGTTCGCTCTGCAGGACTGGAGCCATACCGTGTTGATTATCAACTACGACATACTCTCGTCGTGGTGGAAAACGCTGCGGAAGGTGGCGCCGGGTGCTGTGGTGTTTGACGAGTGTCACAAGCTGAAGAATCGCGGTATCAAGCGTAGCAAGGCAGCGTATCACCTTGCCAAGAAGGTGCAGTCCGTGATCGGTCTGTCCGGTACGCCAGTGCCGAACCGTCCGTATGAGTTCTGGAACGTGATGCGTTTGATAGACCCGGCGCTCTTTCCAAACTTCAACGCGTACGCGCGACGTTTCTGTGACGCAAGGCACAACGGATTCAAGTGGGACTACAGTGGAGCAAGCCACACGGAGGAGCTGAACACCATACTGACAAAGACGCTCATGCTTCGCCGCACGAAGACGGAAGTACTCACTGAACTACCAGACAAGGAAAGGATCGTGGAGGCTGTTCCGCTCGAGAAACTGGCGAAGCGTGAGTACATGCACGCGGAGCGCGACTTCAGCGACTGGTTAGAGCGGAGCGGCTCCGGCACGAAGAGCAATGCGCTGACCCGGCTGAATACGTTGAAGCAACTCGCGGTGAAGGCAAAGCTACTAGCGTGTCTCGAGTGGATCGCGGACCTGCTGGAGACCGCCGGCAAGGTGGTGGTGTTCTGCCATCACAGAACCACAGTGAAGGCAGTGGAAGCTACCTTTCGTAGCCGGTGTGTATCAGTGTACGGTGGTGTCTCACAGAAGAAACGGCAGGAGGCGATAGACAAGTTCCAAACTGACAAGCGTACAAGCGTGTTTGTCGGGACGCTCGCTGCGGTGGAGGGGATTGACCTGACCGCTGCGTCGGTAGTGGTAATGCTGGAACTGTGGTGGACACCATCCGACCACGAGCAAGCCGAAGACCGCGTGTATCGGATGAACCAAAAAGCTGACGCTGTTCAGGTCTACTACCTGATTGCCGCGGAGACGGTGGAAGAAGACGTGATGGGAATGCTGGACGACAAGCGCGACGTGGTATCACAAGTAGTGGACGGTAAGGCAGCGGCGGAGGAAGCCATGCTGACCACGCTGCTGAAGCGTTACCGGATGCGGACCGGCGCGCAGACCGTATAACGTGGTTGGAAAGGAGCACAGTATGAGACGGAAGGGTAAAGCAATACGGACACGGTTCCCTCAGGTGCCGTTCCGGGTTCCGCTGGACAGGTCACAGTTGACGGAGATACTCATTGACCTGTTGAACATCTACCCGCTCCACGAAGAATGCTTGGATGCAATGCCCTACATCATGCAGCGGCAGGGCTGGGCCGACGAGGAAGCGACGGTCATACGTGGTGAAGCAGCCAGACGTTCAAACTGGAGGAACGTGAACTACATACGGGAGCGGGTGGAGAGCCTCGGCGTGGAAGCACACAAGATGGGTGGTGCCCGGCTGCGGTTACCCGCCGGCAAGGTGAAGATACCGAAGAAGAAACAGCGAGGTGACCCGCGCACACGTGGCAAGAGGCGACGGACGTGCTTCCTGTGTGAACAGAAGTACTACCCAAAGCAGATGCTGTACTCGGAGATATGGGGAGTGTTCGTGTGTATTTGGTGTACACGACTTGAAACGCAACGCAAACGAAAGTGGAGGGAAGAGCGTGACAGAAAAGAAGCACGGAGAAAGCAACGGCAGCAACGGCGGAAGTGGAGAGAGGCAAAGCAACGACAACGCAAACGCAAAGAATCTGCTGAACAGTCGCAAGCTGATGGAATACATGGACATGATGCGGGAGGCAGTAACTAAAGCGGATGGTTCGGAAGTGTTGGTTACCACCACACTGATCGGGAGCATAGCTGCAGATCCTCTGCACGTTGCAGTCATGTTTGCAAACAACCCGAACACGCTGAAGATGTTCCTTTGCCTTGCGCTTGTTGGTGTACGCGAAGCTGTCGGGTACAATCGGTTCGAGCAGATGGTGCGTGATCCTAATAAGCTGGTGGATCATTACACGCAACTGTGCAACAAGATAGAGAGAGACGTCATGGAAGGAGGTGACACTTGGCAGCAATGAAAGCGTGGACATACGATACATTCCCCAAGAACAGAACGGTCTACATCCGGCGGAAGTCACATGGTGGACCGGGTGGGGCAGCAGCGTTGGTGCTTGCGTTCTGTAGCGCAGGCGTGATGGTGATGGCGTCGGACAGGAAGACAGGCAAGGGAACAGCTACGTGGATCACGTGGACGGAACTGTTCCTGTCCTGTGAACAGCACAACGGAAAACCGTGTGCGGGAAAGTGATGAGTATGAAGTCCTTTGACCTGAGACGTTTCTGTGAAGACCACAACATCCCGTACTACACGACGGGATTCAAGCAGTGCAGCCACGGATGGGTTCAACTGGATTGTCCCTTTCCAAGCTGTACTGGCGGGGAAGGACCTCACCTTGGATGGCACGAGGAGAGTGGGGTCTTCAACTGCTGGCGCTGCGGTCGGCACAATGCGGTGGAAACAGTCGCGGCGCTGGGTGGTTTGACATTCGCTGAGGCGCGGGACGTGCTGAAGGAGTATGGCTGGATCCGCAGTGCTCCTGTGGCGCGTCGCCAGTCTGAACGGGTAACACCGGCCGAGTGTAAGCTTCCAGCCGGCACAGGTCCGCTCAAGAGGCTGCACCGGCGCTACCTGAAACGACGCGGGTTCCACCCCATGCGAGTAGCTCAACAATGGGGACTGCTGGCCACAGGCTCCACCGGCTCGTACAAGTACAGGATAGTGGCGCCTATCTTCTACGGAGACCAACTCGTGTCCTTCCAAGCGCGAGACGTGACCGGGCGCAGTCAGCTACGCTACAAGGCTTGCCGTAAGGAAGATGAAGTGCGCCCACACAAGCACTGTCTCTACGGCAGCTGGCTTGTACCGGGCGACACGGTAATCATCGTGGAAGGTATCACTGACGCGTGGAGGCTAGGTCCGGGTGCCGTCGCTACGTTCGGGTTGTCTTACACTACCGAACAGGTGGCGGAACTGGTCAAGTATCAACGACGCTACATACTGTTTGACATGGAACCGGCTGCACAGGTACAGGCTAGAAAGCTAAGCCGCATGCTCGGCCAGTTCGACGGAGTTACGGAGATCGTGGTGCTGGAAAGCGTCAAAGACCCAGCGGAGTTGACGGACAAGCAGGCGCAGACGGTTCGTCGCATGCTACTGGGACTGTGAACAATTCACGCTGTACTTCTGTGCGTGGAAGAGTGGGAAATCTGTGCTCGCCCACTCCAAGCGCACGGAAGGCAGCGTTTTGCGGAGGTAAGTATGGCAGTAAAAGAACTCGTGAAGCTACGCCTAATGGTCAGCGACAAGACCGGCAAAGTGTATCTGGAAAACGAGGACGGTCGTCGTTTGCTCATTCTCACTTCTCCTCAGGCGAGCGCATTATGCGAGGGCATACGGGCGCATGCATTATGCGCGAGCGGCCCTGCGCGCACACCGGCTCCCTTCGGTCGCCGGGTGAAGGCGACGGCGCGTACACGCGCACGTGCCGGCGCACGCGAGAGCATCGATGAAAAGATCATGTCATTCCCCACTACATGGTTAGAACTAGTGAATTGGTTCTACCAAGAACAGATGGCTCGTTGGCCACAATACGTGAAGTCACCCACAAAAGAGACCATCCGCTCTTCACTACGCTCCATAGACAGACTGATACGTATCGACGGATTCGGCTTCAAGAAAGACATACAGCCAACCATACGTTGGGTAGTGGACGACGACTTCTGGTCTCGGAATTGCCTGTCCCTCACTCAGCTGCGGAAGAAGTCGCGGAACGGACTGACCAAGTTTGCGAACATGAACCTGCGCCGTGGTGAGTCTGGTGGGGACGTCGAAGAAGTCAAGTGTCGTGCGCCCAAAACATACGACGTGCTGTCCAAGGTATACAAGGAAATCAGCGGAGCAAAAGTGTCACGTACTGAGCGCGTGAAGCTGTCGCGTATCGCGGAGGACTGGTCACACTACTGGAAGAGCCTACCGGGAGACAAGCAAGCGTCGTCTCCACGGAAAGGTGGGGTCAAGTACTTCCATCGAACTCCCATGTCGCTTGTGCGCGCGTTCGCGGATTACTTACGTGACAGGTTCGGTGACTACACGGATCTTTCCATGGGTGCGTTGGCCGTCACCAGCAAGGTAGGGAGACGTTTCATTGTGAAGGAGGAACGGAGATTGCAAGTGTCGTTCAAAACTGGGAGGAGGCTGTAGTTGAAGATAAAGCGGGAACGGGTGGATGCATCCATCGAACGGCGTATCCTTATCGGGATGATCACTAATACACAGTTCCTCGGGCGTATGGTGCCTCTGTTGAAGGAACTGTCTTTACTGGAGTTACCTTACGGGCGAACTGTCGCGCGTTGGTGCCTGTCACACTACAAGCGCTACAAGAAGGCACCGGGTCGCCACGTGCAGGACTTGTACAACGCGGCTATACGGCGCGGTATGCGTGAAGAAGAGGAGGAGCTCCTCGGTGAGTTTGTTGCGTCCCTGTCCAAGGAATACGCGCAAGGTGAGCTACTGAACGTGGACTACCTCACAGATGAAGCCAAGGAGTTTGTCAACGGTCGCGCAATCGCTATACTGATGGAAGACGTCGGCGCGGAACTCACTCACGGCAACACACGAGCAGCTGAAGCGCGGTTGTCCCTACACAAGAAGCTGGGTCCTCCGGACGTAGCCGGTGTGAATCCACTGCTGGACAAGGACGTAGTTATCGACGCTCTGGACAATGTAGAAGAGGATGATCTCATCAGCTTCCCGGGTGCGTTCGGTAAGCTATTGGAATCTCAGCTTGGAAGGGAGTCACTCATTGGAATACAGGCTCCGGAAAAGCGCGGGAAGACCATGCTCCTCATAGAATTCACAATCCGTGCACTTGCCGCGAGGCGCAACACCGTTTACCTATCCGTTGGTGACATGTCCCAGAAGCAAGTTACGCGCCGGTTCCACGCTCGAGTGAGTGGCAAGCACTGGCTGAGGAAGTACTGTGCTGACCTGCTCGTGCCGGTACTCGACTGCTGCTACAACCAAAAGAATACGTGTGAATTGAGTTGCCGTACATGTACAAAGGGACTGGACATCCACGTACCGGAAGACGACGACGAGAACGAGGAGAAGGACACGGACGAACAGTTTACACCGGAAGAACTCTTCGACAGTGCTCCACGCGGCTACACTCCTTGCTCCGTCTGTGCGGCGCGTGGACGGGACACGTTTGCCGGCGCGGTGTTCTACCGACTCCGTAAGCAGGTGGATCCTCTCACGTGGAGGGAAGGGTTGCGTAACGCGCGCAAGTTCCTGACGCGGTTCCGCGGACGTGACTTCAAACTCGAGTGCTACCCGAACGCGTCTGTGAACGTGAAGGACATCCGAGACCAGTTGGATATCTGGGAGGACGTGGAAGGTTTTGTGCCGGACGTAATTGTCCTTGACTACGCAGACAATCTTGGTCCGGAGGACAAGCGTAAGGAGTTCCGCCATCAACAGAACGAAACGTGGCAGATGCTACGTGCTCTGTCGATGGACAAGCACTGTTTGGTGGTAACCGCGTCTCAGGCCTCTATCGCGGCGCACAAGGCAGTCTCCCAGACAATGGAACACTTCAGCGAGGACAAGCGAAAGTATGCGCACACCACAGGTACGCTTGCCCTGAATCAGACTGGAGAGGAGAAGAAGCAAGGATTGTTGAGAGTAGGATGGTTGGTGTTGCGCGAGGGTCTGTATCACACTGACGAGGAGGTGACAATACTTCAGTGTCATCAGATTGGACGACCGTTGATAGCCTCGTATCACTGACCCGGCTGAAGGTTCGCATGATTCAGTGAGCCGCAAATCGTGTGAGCCAGTATAACGTAAGTGACGGCTCGTGGTGTAGGCCATAACATCAACAGAAAGGAGCATGTATCATGGCAACACTGAAAGCAGTAAAGGCAGCGGCGAAGGAACTCAATAAGGCTATGGGTCTGGAGCCTCCCATCGAAGGAGGCAAGACAGCCAAGTCTTGGTTGGAGGCCATCCGCGAAAACATCGAAGGGCAGCTGGAGGAAGGCGACGAGTTCAAGGACTCAACGGTTGCCATCCTTGAGGAAGCCGGTGTCGATGTCTCTCCGCTGAAGGGTGAGGAGGAGAGCGAAGCGGAGGACGAGGAAGAAGAGACCGCTGAAGACGACGAGGAAGACGAGGAAGCGGAGGACAAGGAAGACGACGAGGAAGAAGACGAGGAAGAAGACGAGGAAGAAGACGAAGACGAGGAAGGCGACGAAGACGAGGAAGGCGACGAGGACGAGGAGTCTGAGTTCAACGTCGGCGACGAGGTATCCTTCACTCACGACGAGGACGGGGATCTTGTCGGAACGGTAACGGCGGTCAGCGACGACGAGTTGACTGTCAACGCGGAGTACGACGGGGAAGAGTACGAGTACCCGGTTGACCCGCAGGAGGCTGAGAAAGTGGCGGCAAAGAAGAAGAGCACAGCGAAAGCAAAGAAGACGACGACGAAGAAAGCGACGAAGGACACCGGCACCAAGAAGACCACGAAGAAAGCGACAGCGAAGGCAAGCGTGGAGAAGAGCCGGTACGGCCACCGCGAGGGTTCGGTGGGCGCCATACTCGACGACCTGTTCGCCGAGGGTACGACGGCAGCAGCTGCTGTGAAAGCACTGAAGAAAGCCAAGAAGTGCACGGACTCGGCCGCGAACGGCCACTTCCGCGCTCACAAGAAACGTCTGGACCGGTTGGTGGGGATCACCGAGAAGGGCGACACGTTCAAAGCCAAGAAGAAATCGCTCTAATCCACGCAGTAACATGCTTGGACTAGGCTAGCAAATATCACGGAAGCCGGACTTGCTACACTATGCAGGTCCGGCTTTTCGTGCGTATTGGAGGGGACAGTGAAGACTGAACATGGAAACGCAATCGCGAGTATGCTCCAGCGTGTTTTCCTTGGTGGAAAGATCGAAGAGTGCCTGTTGGTCTTTGACGACGGCACAGCACACGTTGAAGCGATCGACCTGAGTAACACGGTATACCTCATGTGCGCGGTCGAAGTGCCGGACGCAAAGAAAGCCACACTTGGCATCGGCGACCTTGGTCTGCTGTGCAAGTATCTTGGTGACGCGGAGGGACCGGTGTCACTGGAGCCTAGCGAGTCACGCCTCACAGTCAAGCGCAGAGGACGTGGGATGATACGCTGTCAGCTACTGGAACCAAAGGAAGTACCGACCGCGTTGGAAAAACCGGGTGTCGCTGCCGAGAAGCTGTCGAAGGGCATACAGACTACGCTCACGCTGAAGGAGAGCAAGGTAGCTGATCTACTGTATCACATCAATCTCGTTCGCAGTAAGAGCGTGTTCCTCGGCGTAGCCGGTGGAACCGTGATGGCGCAGAGCAGCCCCAAAGACGCACAGCAGTTCAAGCTGACACTTGGCAAAGTAGAAGCTGACGATATGCGCACGGAAGTGTATGGAGAGTTCCTGACCGCCGTGCTGCAGGTGCTGACGTTCGGGGAGAAGGACGAGGCACCGGAACTCGGTCTGAGTGACGGCGGTCCCGTAGTGATAAGTCAGGGTGGACAGTTCCTTTGGGCGCTGACACCGGTGGCCAGCTGATGGGAATCAGTTCATTCACTGGTGGCCGACGTTCACGCGTAGAGCGGTTCGGCAAGGCAGCGAAGGGTAAGACCACCCAACGCGAGTTACGCGAACTGGAGGAACACCTACTGGAACCAGAGCCAATTCCGCGTTACACTGGTGAGCAACCACCTGTACAGGGAGTTGCGGCGCGAAGCGTGAAGCTGGTGTTCCCTACTGAACAAGCGACGGAACTGTTCCGCAAGTACTTCTCAGTGACACAGTACGTGGAGCAGTGCTGCTATCGCTTGGACATGCTAACTCTGTTCCTGGAAGCACTTGAAGAAGGGATGATCGTGTATGAGGACGAAGCGCAAATGTTCACTTTCGCTAAGCGAAGATATCGTAAGGGAAAGTCGCGCGTGGGTGGAAGGAAACGCCGGGTGTCAGTGCGGACCCGGCACAGGTAAGTACCTGTCCCCGCGGATCAGTTCGGAGATACCGGACTGTTCCATGCCGCTGACGTTCGACCAGTACAACTACTGTAGCCTTGGATGTCTGTACTGCTTCGCGTACTTCTTCAAGTCGAACAATCCCGCCATCCGGGAGATCACGTTGAAGTCCGTGAACGTGGACAAGATGATTGCTAACATGCAGGGACGCGGGACGAAGGGCGGTCTCGGCCGCGTGATGTACCGTCTCTTCTATGAGAACAAGTTCCTGCTGCACTGGGGTGGGTTGGCTGACCCGTTCTGCCAGTTTGAAGCAGCGAACCGCGATGGTCTCAAGTTGATAGACGCGCTGGGGGAGATGGACTATCCGTGTCTGTTCAGCTTCAAGGGAGGAACGGTATTCAAGAAGCAGTACCTCCGCACGTTCGAGCGATACGCGGATCAACAGAACTTCGCGTTCCAAGTGTCTATTATCACCGGCGACGACGAGAAAGCAAAGCTGGTGGAGATCGGTGTGCCGTCACCTTCCAAGCGCATTGAAGCCATCCGACGGCTGAGCGCGATGGGGTACTGGACAATCCTGCGACTGCGACCATACATCATCGGCATCAGCGAACACGGCATCGAAAGTTTACTGGAGCGTTCGCTTGAAGCCGGCATACGTGCGGTCTCCATGGAGTTCTTCGCTATGGACATGCGGTGTAACACTGGTATGCGGGAACGGTACGAGTGGATTGCGAAGCTGGTCGGCGTTGACGACCTGCAGTCCTACTTCAAACGGCTCAGTCCAAGCGAACGTGGCGGTTACATGAGACTGAACAGGTTGGTGAAGGAACAACACGTCAGGACAGTGTACGAGTTCTGTGTCGAGAACGATCTGGTATTTGCCTGCAGCGACCCTGACTTCAAGGAACTGAACATGAGCGGTTCCTGTTGCGGTATGCCGGACGACTTCCCTAACAACCGGGGAGTCGAGAACTGGACGCGGCATCAGCTTACGTTTCACCTGAAGGAGTGCCGGCGCAAGTATCACGAGACGGGTGAACCCCAGTACCTGACGTTCAACGAGGTATACCCGGACGACGTCCCATACCTGAACGAGGGAACACGCGCATACATGAACTTGGCTGTAGGTCTGTCCAGTCGCTGCGAAGCTGACCGGGCGAACCTTACGTTCCGCTTGCTACTACAGGAACAGTGGAACAACCTACGCAGTCCAGCGAATCCACGGAACTACTTCCATGGAAAGCTGTTACCGGTCGGATTGGACAACGACGGCAACTTGCGGTTCAGGTACGCACCATCCGAGTACGAGGAGCGCTGGTTGGATGAAGGTATTATACTTAGTGGTAGGTGACATCGTCTGGTTGGGATGGCACAACTGGCGGGTGTCTATATGGAAACGTGACCCGGTGCGTGACGCGGCCGCACCATACAAGTGGGTGCTGCGGGTCGGTCCGCTCTGGGTAAGGAGGAAGCTGTGAAGGTAGGACTGTTGAGTTTACGGTGGTGTCAGTACGGAGGCTGGCCTACGTACAAGCGCCACATGCTACATGCACTGGAGGCAACGAAGGGCATCGACGTTCACTCGCTGAGCGTGGATAAGCCTGCCGGCGCGAGTAAGTGGGTTGACGTGCTGGAAAGCGCGGATCAGCTCGACGAGTACGACGTCGTTCACTTGGACAATGCCGTATGTGAAAAGACACCGGATCCCATACTGGAAACGTTGCGGTCACTGTCGCGGGAGCACAGGTTGGTGGTGACAATCCACGACCCTACGGAGATTCGCAAGAAGAAGACCCGGCGCTGGCTGTCTCTTATTTCGCGCACGGCTCTGTTCGTGTTCATCCGGGACAGTGTTGCCCGGGCAGACTGTTCGCAGTTCCTCCAGCATCGACAGGTGGTGCTGCATCCGTACAAGCGCGAGAGTGACGGGATACTGTCCGGTAAACGTGTGGTGGCAACCAGCCGGGTGGACTTCGACAAGAACACCAAGCTGATACTGGACGCGGACTGTGGAGTGGAGATACACACCGGCTATGTCAATCACATTTACGACTACGAAGAACTGGGCGGGATTCGCAAGATGGATTGTTACAAGGGCAGCTTCAAGACACCAGCCGATGTCTATCCCGGTGCGTGTGCGCTTGTGGACATGTCCACGATTCACATGGACGGAGGCGGCACGCAGTACACGTTCCTTGAAGCAATGGACTACGGTCTCACGCTCATCTGCAACGCGGGATGGGCGACAGGTTCCAAGGATGAACTGAAGCCGGGGGATCATTACATCGCGGTCTCCACAGCCAAGGAACTGCGGCAGGCTGTGCGCCGGGCACGTAAGGACTGGGAAGACACGGACAACGGACCTCGGTACGAGAGTATCCTGCATGCCCACTCACACCGTCGCATCGGGAAAACGTATAAGTCCCTGTTCCAGTCCTGGCAGGACGGCTCAGCATCCGTTCAGGACGCCTCAGGAAACACTGGTATCAACCGTTGGCTGTGAGGTGAACAATGCCATTACCGAACAACATCCAAGTGGAACTTGTACAGGGATGCAACCGGTGCTGTGACTTCTGTGGAATTCACTCGCTGGGAAAGCAGGCGCGGAAGCCGAAGTTGATGCCGCTGGAACTAGTAACTGAGTTGGCTGTAGGGCTGGGGAAGTGGAAGGGATTTGACCGGAAGCGGGTGGAGTTCGCTATGCACGGAGAGCCTACGCTGTTCCACAATCTTGCGATGCCGATTATTGCGTTCCGGGCAAACTTACCGCAGGCCCAACTCCAACTGACCAGTAACGGTATTGTGCCGCGTAAGTGTGGCGCCGGGTATGTAGCGCAACTGTTCGCGGATGGGCTGAACATACTGATCCTGGACATGTACTCACACCAGGAAGAGACGGTGGAACTGGCGAAAGAAGCCAAGGCAATCGACAACACAATACAGGTCTATGACTACTACCGGCACAGCTTCAATCCCTATCACTACCACAACCAGCACGTGCGCGTGATTGTGCTGATGCGGAACCTTGGAGCGGAGTCCGGTAAACGCGCTGCGCGCAAGATACTGAACCACGCAGGCAACGCGAACGCCAAAGTACTGAAGCACAAGTATGGTGTGGAGCCACTGCGTGCACCACTTCAGAAGAAGTGTTCGCGCCCCTTCCGCGAGATCGTCGTGCACCACGACGGAACGATCCCGGTATGCTGTCTGGACTGGAGACACGAGTGCATCATGGGGTCATTCCCGACCAGCGGCTCACTCGAAGAGATCTGGAACGGTGAACTTTTCGGCGCAGCGCGTAAGCTACTGTCTTCAGGTAACCGGTCATTCGTGCCTTGCTATCGCTGTGACTACAACGGAGGGTTCCGTCTTGGTCTGTTACCAGAACCATGGCCGCGCACCAAGAACGCGCTCAAGAAACTGGAGGAAGTATGGATCACCCACAATCGTGGTAGCGGTGACCCGTTCCACGCAGGGGAATACTACAAGCGACGGAAAGGAATACGGGACTTCGTATGAATGCAAACACCATACAGATATTCATCAACTCGTCGCGCCGGGCAGACCGCGTGGTAACTCTTGAACAGTTACCGCGCAACTGGCGACGCTCTACGGCAGTTGTCGTTCCACGTAACGAGGCACGCGACTACTACGCGACGTGCAAGGGATGGGATGTCGTTGCTATGCCAGCGGACGTGCCACCGTATGTATCTTCACAGCGACACTGGGTGATGCAGACGGCGCGGGTGCCCTTCGTGTTCATCATGGATGATGACTTGGTGTTCAAGACACGCGGTGCAGACGGTAAGCTGAGGAACTCCACGCACGAAGACATGTCACGTATGCTATCGCTGGTTGCGCGGTTTACACGCAAGAAGAACGTCGGAGCTATCGGCATTAGCCACACGTTCGTCAACGGATTGAGCAAGGACAAGGACGTGCTGTCACCCGGCGCGATAGGCTCATGCTTTGTGCTCAATCGTGAAGCCTACGTACGCGAGGGTTGCGTAATGAGCGACTTCGAACCTTGGCTGCTGCATCAGCATTACATTAACATCCAACTACTCTCCAAGGGATACGATACCTACGTGTTGATGGCTCACGCATTTGATCAGACCATCAACGTAACCGGTGGTGTCTCGCGTTACAGGACACCGGCGCTGCTGGAGAAGGTATGCCAGTATCTGGCTGACAAGTATCCGGACTACGTCACCGTCACGGAGAAGACCAACAATCCAAGCGCATGGCCGGGATTCCCGGTAGCGGAGGACGGTAAGGTTCACGTAGCAAACATCAAAGTCGCGTGGAAGAAGCTAGCGGAACACGGTAAACGGCAACGTCATAAGGGTATACGGGAGTTCGTATGACCAACACGCAGTTCTTCTTTTGGCCGGAAAAGAACACCACGGCATCGCCACGGCATCGCAACACCAACCGGCGCAAGAAGCTATGCCGGGTAGACTGCAAGCTGTTCCGTACATGCGAGTCACCAAACATGAAACCATCCGGCGAAGGCAAGCGCAAGGTGCTGGTGATTGCGGAGGCTCCCGGTCGCGTGGAGGACGAGCGTGGTGTTCAACTTGTAGGCAAGAGCGGCAGGCTTGTCCGTAGGGAGATGCGTTCGATTGGGTTTGACTTGGATCGCGACTGCATCAAACTGAACGCGATAAACTGTCGTCCGCCAGACAACCGCAAGCCAACGCGGGTGGAACTGGAGGCTTGCCGGCCACATACGTGGAAGGTAATCAATGAATTCCAGCCGCACGTCATCCTACTGTTTGGTGGGATCGCCGTGGATTGCTTCCTGGGTCACAGATGGAAGCGTAATCTGCGAGGTATCAGCCGCTGGCGTGGATGGCATATCCCGGACAGGGAAGTCAACGCATGGGTATGTCCGCTATTTCACCCGGCTTACATCATTCGCAGTAGCAGTCCACCGGGTGCCGCCACGATATTCAGCCATGACTTGGAGCGTGCTCTCAAGTTGGTGGACAAACCACTGCCGACATGGGAGGACGAGCGTGAATGCGTGAGGATTATCCGTGACGAAGACCGGGTTGTCCGCTTCCTAACGTGGCTCGTGGACAAGAGACGGCCGAAGGTTATCGCGTTTGACTATGAGACAACCGGGCTGAAGCCGCACAGGGATGGGCACAGGATCGTGAGTGCGTCTGTAGCATACTCGAAAACGAAAGCCGTAGCCTTTCCTATGACCCACGCTGTCGAGAGTGCCTTCGTCCGCCTGCTTCGCGACAGGCATATCAAGAAGATTGCACAGAACCTGAAGTTTGAGGAAGCGTGGAGCCGGGTCTGTCTCGGGACGAGAGTACGTGGATGGGTATGGGATTCAATGGTAGCTTCTCATGTACTGGACAACCGGTCTGGTATCACAGGACTCAAGTTTCAAGCCTACGTTCAGTTCGGTATACTGGACTACTCCAGCCATATCGAGCCATACTTGGAAAGCCGAGGACCGGGTGGTGCGAACGCTTTCAATCGCATAGACAAAGTGGATATGGATGAGTTACTTCTCTACAATGGCATGGACTCGTTGCTTGAGTATCGACTTGCTATGAAACAGCGAAAGGTTCTTCAATGATCAAAGCTACACGTAAGGACGCGTACAAGCTGCTGCACGACGGAGTAGTCACGCTAGCTGAAGTAGAAGCTACTGGTATCACAGTAGACGTGGACTTCGCCGAGCAACAGGTAGATGAGCTCAGCAACGCCATTACCGTGATGGAAGAACGTCTTGACCGTTGCTCGGAAGTCAAGCTGTGGCGCCGTCTCTATGGTGCACAGAAGTTCAAGTTAGCTAGTGACACGCAGCTGCGCCGGGTGCTGTTCACCGAACTGAAGCACGACTATGAACGAGAGACGGAGAGCGGATTGCCGAAGGTGGATGACGCGGCATTGTCTGCAATAGGCACGACGTTCACCAAGCGTTACTCGAAGTGGAAAAAACTTGTGAGTACGCGCACACGACTGCAAGGCATATTGACAGAGACGATCAACGGTGTCATGCATCCCTTCTTCCAGTTACATACGGCGCGCACCTACCGTTCCAGTAGCGAGGATTACAATTTCCAGAACATGGATCGCCGCAACTTGGAGAAAGCTGAACTCGTCCGGCGCTGCTTCATACCGCGTGTTCACAAGCGTAGTCGCAAGCGTGGACGTCTCGGTGAACTGGATTACTCCCGCTTGGAAGTGATGGTCTCCTGCTGCTACCACCACGACCCAGCGTTGATAGCTGATGTCACTGACCCGAAGCGTGACATGCACAGAGACATGGCGGAAGAGTGTTACCTACTGAAGCGTGGACAGGTGAACAAACCAATACGTGACTGCTCCAAGAACAGTTTCGTGTTCCCGGAGTTCTACGGAGACTACTTCCGCGACTGTGCAAAGAATCTGTGGAACGACATCACTAAGCGCGACTTGGTGACAACAGACGGTGTGCCGCTGATGGAACACTTACGGGACGAGGGTATCAAGACCTACAAGAAGTTTGAGAAGCACATCGAAGCTGTGGAGCACGACTTCTGGCACAAGCGTTACACGGTGTACAACAAATGGCGTGAGGACTTGTACAAGTTCTATCTGCGACACGGTTACGTGGATATGCTAACCGGCTTCCGTTGCTATGAACCTATGAAGCGCAACGAAGCGTGGAATCGGCCGATCCAAGGTAGCGCATTTCACTGTCTACTGTGGTCGTTGATTCAACTGAACCGCTGGCTGAAACGCGAGAAGATGGAGTCATGCATCATAGGACAGATACACGACTCCATTGTCAACGACTACCAGCCGGATGAAGTAGGACTCGTGTTACAGCAGGCACAGCAAATCATGTGCGTGGATATACGCGAAGCGTGGAAGTGGATTATCGTGCCGCTGGAAGTGGAAGCTGAACTCGCGCCGGTTGGTGGTAGCTGGTTTGACATGGAGAAAGTGAGGATAGCCGATGCCTAGAACAATACATGCAAAGACGCACAGAGGGTACGGTCCACGCGGGTGCACGGACGAGACGCTGTTCCCGTTCGGTAAACACGAAGGTAAACCGTTGAAGGATGTACCCGACGACTACTTGGAATGGCTGTACAACCAAAAGTGGTCGAAGGAGTGGCTCGGAGTTTACAACTACATTGTGCGCATGCACAAGAAAGGAGCACTCCCCTTCAAAGACACGATCCTGAGGAAGGAGGACTTGTGATCACGGAAGAAGAGGAGAAGTACATCGAGAACCTGCGCCGGTCAAACGCAGTAGCGGAGTACATTGACTACTTGATGGTTGGTCGTCCGTGGAGCAACATTGTCTCGAAGGGAGAGTTACTACATAGTGAAGAACGACAACGAAGGAGGAAAGCCAGATGGCATCGCTTGCTGAACGCTATCGCCCGAGGACGCTGAAGCAGTTCGCGCCGGTTGCAGAAGCTGACGTGGTAGAAGCTGTTCGTCGCGTGTTGAAGCGACACCGGGACAAGATACCCAAAGCATTCTTGCTGACGGGACAGTCCGGGTGCGGTAAGACCACACTGGCTTACATCATCGCAAAATGGCTCAAGTGTCATGGACGCGACTTTCACGAGTGTAACGCTTCCGACTACCGTGGAATCGACGCTGCACGGGAGATACAAGAACGAGCAAGGTTGGTTCCTCTCGAGAGTGCGTGCCACGTTTGGTTACTGGACGAGTGTCATGGCCTGACTCCACAGGCTCAGGAGCTATTGCTCAAGACAGTGGAGGACGGTCCGGAGTACGCGTACTTCGTGTTTGCTACCACGGAACCAGAGAAGCTGAAGCCAACACTCAAACGTCGCTGTACAACGTTTGAGTTGAAGCCGCGCACGGAGGAGGGTATCCTACATCTACTGGAAAGCGTGTGCAAGCGTGAACACGCAACTGTGGTGGAGCAAGCACTACAGCAGATCGCCGACGACGCGATGGGTTCACCCGGCATAGCATTGTCAATCTTGGAAGCTGTCATTGACGCGGAACCGAAGCACCAGCTGGCGATCGCCAAGCGCACAGCGGAAGAGAAGTCCAAGGTGATTGAATTGTGCCGTGCGCTGATGGGCGGTAAGAACTGGAAGACGATCTCCGGTATACTACGCTCACTTGAGGACAGGGACGCAGAATCCGTGCGACGCAACGTACTCGGTTACTGCAACGTGATACTGTTGAAAACGACAGGAGACAAAGCCAAGG